CCCCGTACCTTTTCCAGTAACATACTTCTTTAGCACAGCTGGTGGGATGATTAGAGGGTATTTAGCGTCCTCTACGTCGTAGAACCAACACTTTAGTTCTAACTTGACCATGCCGCCTAGTTCTCCAGCCATATGGGCCATCTGAGCCCCGTACGAGTACCCTTCCATAGCGACACCTTTTACGTTCGTAACTCGGTCACCCAAGAAATTTCCAACAAATGCCTGGATAGCAGATAACCGCTCTACCCCACGACCAGGACCTTGAAACACCTCAGTGTAATAAGCTCCATCTTTGGAGTAAGCGGTTATAGCAAATCCACTATATGACTGATCTATCCCAATGTATTTATCGCACGGATGGTCTAAAGGCAACCCACCGTCGATTACTTTAGGATTCTGTTTTGGCACGGCGCTCGCGTTCATCTATAACCATCTGCACTGTGCCAAAGTATCCGGCACCATCTACAAGGTTATCTCGCTTAGGTAGGTAAGCCTCTCGTGCTAGCTTTACTCCGACCATACAGAGTCCGACTTGTTCAGGGGTGACTTTGATCCCCAATACAACAGACCAAATGTCAGCAATGCGCTGAAAATTATCCAAAGGGTGGTCGTAACTAGCGTTACGGTCACCAGTGATGAGGCGCTGAGCTTCTTCGAGAACAGTCTCATGTTGTGAATTTTCTAGCACGAGATCTAAAGCCTCCTCCATCTGAAGTGCGTCGTGTAAGTTCTCTTGATACAACTTGCGAATCTCTTTCAACATTCTCTGCCCTCGTCTCTAGTAATTTTCTAAAAGCATACTTTATATCTAAGTCGTGTTTAAGTTTCTCAACCTCTGGGTCAACTGTAATTGTTGCTTTAACTACAGCGACTCTGTCGCCTTTTCCACCTTGCCAGTTATTAACCATACATTGTGCTTCAATAGAATCTACAGCCCTCTCAGCTTCGCGCTCATTTATTACCGCTATAGCTCTAGCCCCTGATAGGTGATCGTTCCATTGAGTAAACTGAACAAAGAGATCCATAAGACCTTCGTCGTCTAACTCTGTAATATCTCTAGGTAGCTGTGGTATTTCAAAATCTGGTTTTGCTGAAAGAGTTATGCCTAGTTCAGACAGGGACTCTAATACTTTTCTGCTGATGCTCATTTATCTCCCCTAAATGGCTCACAACGTTTGCAGCCTTTTGTTGCGTCAATACTACACACAGGCGGCCTATTATTGTCTACGGCCCATACTACGTCAAGTGCGTTATCAAAGATCTCTTTTACAAACTCAGGGTTGTAGGCAACAGAAAACTCTTTATAGTCCTGGTTTGACTTTAGCTCATAAATAAAAACTATCTCTTCTGGTGCGGACTCTAAAGTACCCTCTTCAACCATAAGGTGAGCTAGGTGTAGGTATACCTGCCCCTGGAGTATGTGTGATCTAAATGGCTGACGAATATTTTTCCAAGCAGAATCTAAGTCAACCCCGCCATTAAATAATGCCGGCATCTCCATACGAATTGTTCCCGGGCCTACTGACTTAATCTCTATTAGAAAGTCTTCCCCGAGTCCCTTTACCCAACCATCAGAATGGCCTGAGATTCTGTGCTTTGGGCTAGATAAAGGGACTTCTCGATACTCATAAATACCGGTTCCAAGGTTAACCTCGTTAGATACACCCCAGACATACTTATTGTCTGTATCGCAATACCATTTGCCATAAAGGACGCCCATATCGTTTAACCAGCCCTGCCACTTGGCGTGAACAGAATGGCCAACACTAAATATAGAACTAAGTCTGAGAGTAGGCTTCTCCCTAACCTCAACATAATTTCCATTTAATGCGTGGTAGGCTGCAAGAGCACACCACTCAGGCTTAATTATGTCAGAAGGGTGGAGCACATCCTGCGAACGCTCATCAAAAGGTTGAGCGAGCATATGACGTTCCATATACCCCAATAAACGAGTCTCTCGCTTATTAGCATCTAAGAAAGCTTTGAGCTTCTTACTAGAGACTGTTTGAGATTTTGCCACTTATTTTTCCTTTTCTAACCATTCATCCAGGGTAAGGCCTTGTTTTTCATACTTACGCTTCATAGCATTACGTTCTCTGTGGGACATGCCCCCAAAGATTCCATGAAGTTCGTCGTTGTTTACAGCTTCACGTAAACATTGCTTGCGAACAGGGCAGGCAGACTTACCGTCTTTGCCCCAACATATCGCCTTAGCTTTGTCTGCAATTGGCTTGTATAGTGCTTTGTCTCTTGGTGGAAAAAAGATTTCAGTGTCTTCGCCACGACACTTTGCATCATATCTCCAAGCCCAGGGAGGATTTTCCCTGTTGTCCAATTATTCTCCTTGTAGTGAGTTTCTAAGTTCAAAGAAATCCTCCTCTCCAAGTATTACGTAGTTCTCCCCGTCAAGGTGTATACCAAGAATAGGTATACGTCCATCAAGAATAGCCTCCTTAGTAATCTTCTTAAGAACATCTGACTTAACAGTGACCTGCTTTTTACCAGTCCACTTATGCTCAATCAATAGTTCTTTGTTTCTTACATCGCCTTTTCTAGACCAAAAAGCTCCAGAAGCAGCAGACACAGATCCGCCGATTACTTTTGCAAGCCTATTCTCATGCTTGCGTGATTGCTTTTGACCCTCAGTCTTCATTACCGACCATTAAGACGGGTTGAGACTTTAAGGTATCAAGAACAGCCTTGCTTAGCTCTTCACTAAGATCGATCTCTTCACGAAGAGAATCAATCAAAGATTGAGCTCCTTGCCACTTCCGATCGCCGTAGTACATCCACCCTCCACGGCGCTCAATAATCCCATTAAGGATTCCTAAAGCAACAATTTCCTTGCCCCTATCATACTCCCCTCCGGGAATAGCTCCCCCACCTGAGAAGTAAAAGTCCATGTAAGCAGTTTGCTGAGGGGGAAAAGTCTTGTTTTTAATAGTTCTGATTCGAATAGTCTGACCTATTCGCTTCTTATCTTGGCCGGTGCCTACCTCTAGCCAGTCATCGCGCTTTACTTCACAACGAATGCTATAGGCATAGTCCTTGCCTAGACCACCAGGGGTCGTACGAGGGTCTCCGTGCATAACGCCAATCTTCATACGGTACTGATTAATCATTAATCCAAGTACTGGTCGTTCTTCGTCAACTAAGTCTCTCTTGGTAGCTGAGGCTACTTTTCTAAAGAACTTATTAGTTAATTGTGCTCCGCGACCTACAGTAAACTCTTCCATATGCTTTTCATCTTCTGCGCCAGGGACAAGGGCAGGAAGCGAATCGACAACGACCATGTCCACAGCCTTGCTTTCCATAAACTGAATAACCGAATCAAATGCGTCCTCCATACTATTGGTTTCAACTAAAAGAACTCTTGTGGTATCAACTCCGCACATCTCTGCGTAGCCGGTATCAAACTGCTCTGCTGCAATCCATACAACGGTGAAGTCTGGGTTTAACTTTTGGTTTGCCGCTATAGTCTTTAGAGCTATTGCAGTCTTACCATGTGAAGCCTCGCCAACAACCTCTACCCAGTGATTCATTGGCCAACCACCACCAAGAACAACATCTAGCGTTAAAGATCCGGTAGTGATTCTTTTAGGCACATGAACCTTGTCAGCAGTTACAACTGTGTGGTCCCCAAGCTTCTTATTAATTAAAGCTGCAATCTTTAGTACGTCTGAATTTAGCGCCACTATTGAATCCTATCTACTATGATGTTTGGTTTAAAGCCTGAGCCTTGATTAGGTTGTTTAGCAGGTATTGCTGCACCGCCACTAGAACTAGTGGAGATTACTCCGCTGCCGGCCTGCACCAAAGGATACCCACAATCATAGCAACGCATCAAGTTGGTTCCGGGAGGAGACATATAGTTACCAGAGTTACATCCTGGGCAGCGATTGCTTTGACGAGAACTCTGCGCTTTACTCATAGTCTGGTCGTTAACTTGATCGTACGTAACCCGTACATTTGGGTTTCCGGGTTGGTGCGTGTACGGCACGTTAACAGGAGGACTAGTTCGTGGAGTAGCACTAGTATTAGGTTGGCCGCTTAATTTCTTAGACCACCAGTCGTTATTCGTCATCGTTTGATACCACCTTTGTTTCTAGTAAACCAAGATTCATTAAAGTTGAAATGCAGGATACTGAAGCCGACATAGATACTAACTTAAACAACCTAGTTAATTCTTCTAGTGCTTCGTCACTACCAGGTACGGGATTATCTATAAGTCCCGCTTCTATAGAGTAAGCTGAACAAGCAACCTGCGCTGCTATGTCAGAGTGAGCATCTATAAAAGGCAGTAGAGCAGAAAATTGTGCAATTCTTTCTTCACTTGCACGAACTTCCATCTCGGACACCTCGTTAGATGTTGGTGCTAAACCCATCATTCTTGCAATCTCATCTGGCGAGTCAAAAATAGAATCGTAAATTACCTGACGTATAAGTATGGGCATAGACACATTAACTACATGATCTATGATGTCGTACTTTTCTTTACGTCTTCTAAATGGCCACATTACTTTGCCTCTCCCCAACGGGACACTATCTTAACATCTGCCAGCATAGGTATGCTTAGGGCCCTGATTTCCTCCATAGCCAGGCGAATCTGCTCTGCAGTCTCCTCAGCTAAGTAGTCTGGGGTAACGGTAACAAGCTCATCATGAACAGTCAAAATAAGGCTTGCTTTATCCGGAATCATTGCGCTAGCTCGCACCATAGCTACCTTAATTAGGTCGGCTGCAGATCCCTGGATAACGGTGTTAAAAGCCTGTCGTTCAGCTCTAGAACGTTTCCACTGTTCTTTTGCACGAAGATCAGGTAAGTAACGCCTACGCTTGAGTAGAGTGTTTACAAAAGGTATGGGAGCCCTTCTTCGACTATCGGCAATTACCTGTCGTTTATAACGATTAACAGCAGGGAACTTTGCAGAGAACGAATCTAACAACTCACGTGCTTCTGTAAGGCTGCAACCTATTTCTGTAGCAATCTTGTCTGGCCCAACACCATAAGCTAAAGAAAGAACTAATACTTTTCCTGCTTTACGATCTACACCCATTGTATTTCCAATAGTAGTGTAAATATCTTCCCTATTTTGATACGCCTGTATCATAGTACGGTCGTGACTAAAAGACGCTATGATTCTAGGTTCTATTTGGCTGTAATCTGCTACAACTAATTTATGTCCCTCTGGAGCAACAAAAAGATTACGAATTGCTTTACCATTAGCAGTATGCGGAGCCGGCACATTCTGCAAATTCGGATTGCGACTCGAGAATCGGCCGGTCTCCGCACCATATTGAACAAAGTCCGTATGTATACGGCCACGGTATAAAAGGCTTTCTTTCGCTACAAGCTTCTCTTTACCAAGCAAAGTTCTTGCTACGTCACCGCCAAGATACGGTACTACATATGTAGTAAGAAGCTTATTTAGTTCTGAGTACTTAAGTAGATTGCCTACTAAAGCATCCTTCTCTCTAAACATATCTATAGCTGGCTCAGCCACTGAGTAATCGTTTACCGTTGGTGCTAGTCCGCTGTCAATTCTTTTTTGCCCTGCTGGAGTAGTGATCTTAGGTTTTAAGCCTCTGCCACCTTCTTTTTTAGGGGTAAATAATAGTTGTTGTCTCTCCGGTACAGAGTTAATATTAAAAGCTCGACCAGCTAAACCGAAGATAGTTGCCTTTGTTTTCTCTAATTGCTCGTCTAGATCATCCTTTAAAAGGGATAGCTGCTCTACGTCTACATCTGCCCCGTGTAATTCCATGTCACAGATAACCTTTAGAACGTCCATTTCTAGGCTAAATATTCCCCATAGCCCGTCTTCTCTTAGGCGCTCTTCATACCGCTTGTATAGTTTCCAAGTCCATTCTGCGTCTAGTCCAGCATAGGTAGCTACCTCATCAAAAGAGTGATCCTCAATCTTCTTACCTACACCCTTGACCATGTCATAGTCGAACTCTCGCTTTAAACAATCGTCTAGTCCCAAGCCAGTCCTATCTTGACTATTTATTACGAATGCTGCGTTTAGGGTACAAAAGAAAGTAGGCTCTGGCCTTCCACCCATGTATTTAGCTACGCTTTGTAGATCAAACTTTAAGTTATGCCCAACCTTTACCTTATCGCTCTTAAGTAAAGGCTTAAGCGCCTTGAATACCTCTCCTCGAGTCAGCTGCTCAGGAGGCTCAGAAAATATCTTTGTAGCCTTTCGCCCATCTTTACTGTAGTCGTAATCTGGGCGTAGTTCTAGTCCCTGCTCCATACGAGCTAAGGCGGAAGGTAATAGTGGGTACTCAGTACGAATGTACTGGCCATTTGGATGTCCCATAGGAATAACATCTACGCGATCGTGAGTTGCAAGAGCAATCCAAACTACGTCATTCTGTCTTGGATCTCCTCTATGAGGTCCCATTGTTTCTACGTCGTATACAAATGCGTCAACTTTTTCATACGCACTTACGACTTCATCAAGCTGCTCTTTAGTTAATACGATTCTCATTAGTGCTCCTTGTTAAAGCTAAGGGGCCTAGTAGAAGGGAGGGTTTGCTCGGAAAGGCATTAACGAGCAAATCTAGGCCCCTTAGCATGGTTGAGAGATTACTGACCTTGAATAATTTCTTTAGCGATTTCTTCAAGCTCCGCTGTCGTGGACATACGAAGTGCATCAGGTCCAAGTGGCTTCATTTTTGAAGTCAACTCAGACGCGACTGCAGGGTCGATCTCCCAATCTTCAACAAGGTCACGCTCTTTTACAGGCATGATTGAGTATGAAGTTTTGGTTCCTTGACCGGACTTACTTACCGCCCAGTAGATATCTGGACGATCTAGAGGACCAGTCTTTTTGTCAGAGTTTAGTTTCTCCAACTGACCGCACAAACGAATTCCACAAGTCATCATTTGAATCTGTGGTTCTTCATCTGAAAGGTTTACAACTGTGAAAGCAAACTTGCGTTCAGGCTTGTTGCCAACACGGGATAGTGGATCGTTTTCCCAGCCAATGAAAGACTTCTTGCCGGGACGTTGAACCCAGTGCTGCAAAAAGCTCATAGGCTCAGCAGATAGGAACTTGATTAGTTGTACATCTTCATCAAACTTAAAATCAGCAGTATATGATTTATTTGCTTCAGACGCTGCACGCTTTGCAGCAGCCCATCCAGTTTGAATTACAGAAGAGCGATCAGGTACTTCATTCTCTGAGTCTTCTTCGAAGAGATCTACAGAAGTATCTACTTCTGCAGTTGGGATATCGTTGACATAAGAATCAACATTTGGGGCATCTTTTTTGATACGTAGTGCATTTGCTTGAACTGACATTTGAGTGTTAGTTCCTTTCTTAGCCATAGCCATAGGTAAAGTCAAGAAACGGTTGTTTCTTGAGTGTGAATCATAGTCCAATTCTCCAATAGTTCAATTGAGAGATCTGGCCAACGATTCCAATCAATCCGTGGGGAATCTAAAAGATTCCTGGATTGAAAACTGTGTAGTGCAGACTCTATCATAGCCCGGCTGTACATACGAGAACCAGGCAACTTCTTTCCGTCTACAACTATTGATTTAAGTCTATAAGGTGCTCTCGGTATATAGCCTTTTCTTTCCCATAACCGAACAGTAACTACTGGTCGTCCTAGAGCAAGACACAAAGACCCTACACTAAACAACTCAACAGTTTTTCCTCCAGGCAAAGCTTTTACTTTGCCCTGAGATTCCCACCCCTCTTTTATTTCTTTCTTTTTTGGTTCAG